CTTGATTGTAAGCATTAGTTAAACCAGCTACTGTATCAGCTACATTTTTGACCATAGGTAAGAATGCTTCACCTAAGTCAATTTTTAAATCATTAATAGCATTATTCATCAGAATTAATCTTGAAGTTGCTGTTTCTACTCTCTTCTGAAATTCTTCTTCCAAAGCATTAGCTGCATCTTCTATTTCTTCTTGTGCCCTTGCTAATTCAAGAGCTTTGAAAAACTCTGGAGCTGCTTGTGATGACCTTAAAAGAACATCTCTAACACGAACTGCATTAAGACCTAATTTTTCCATAATGGCGAATACATCTTCACCATCTTCTTTCATAGCGTTTAAGCCTTTCAAAAATTCAGCAACTGCCATAGCAGCGTCATCTTCAAACGCTTCCTTAAATTTATTTGCAGACATACCAGCTACTCTTGCTATAGTGTTTAATTCTTCTCCACCTGTTCTAGTAGCTTGTTGTACAGTTACTAAGAAACGGCTCATAGCAGTACCACCTAATTCAGCTCTAACACCTACTTGTGAAATAGCTGCTGATAAAGCAAATATATCAGGAACAGACATACCAACTACACGACCAGTACCAACTATTCTCATAGCTAAGTTAGTCATCATACCTTCTGTGGTAGCAAAGTTGTTACCAAGTTCAACTATTACACCACCTAGCATTTTGAAAGAACTTTCAGGTAATTTAGCAATAGAGGCTAACCTAGCCAAACTGAATGCTGCACTTTCGGATGACATAGTTGTAGTTGCTGCTAATTTAGCGACTGTTTCAGTAAAAGCTATTAATCCAGATTTACTAATTCCTAACTGACCTGCTACTTCGCCAATTCTATTTATTTCTTCTACAGCTATTGGTAATTCTTTAGATAAGTTTCTGATACCAGCAGCTAATATTTCAAATTCTGCATCAGTTGCTTCTACTGTTTTTCTAACACCTGTGAAACTATCTTCAAAACTTCTAGCAGCCGTTATAATATCTGCAAAGTTTCTAGCTACTGCTCTTGCTCCTAAACCAGCTACGAAAGCAGCAGAAAATTGTCCACCCATTGTACGAGCGAATTGCACCACCATGGGTGCTTGTCCACGCATACCTGTTCTGAATTGTGTTCCGAAACCAGCAAACGAAGGTAAAATTTGAAGCAGTCCAGCTAAACCGCCTTTTCCAATGTCTTCTGCCATACATTAATTAGACAGGATATATAATTAAAATCAAGATAGGATTACGGCTTATATAATTGGTATTTTAAAGTTAGCTCTTCTAATGGTTCTATATTTCTAATAGTATGTAAATACCAAAATCTACCATCTTTAACTATTTGACAATTAGGTTTTTCAGAATAATTAACAAAACCACCAAGCGGTGTTCTAATAATTTCTCCAGTTTCCATATCAATAACATGGGTGTTTCCTAAATTTATATCTTTATCAATATCACTTAAAGAAAATAATCCTAAGCCTTCTATTTTACTAGGCTTAATAGTTAAAAAATCTGGTAATGGTCTATAGCTTGTCATTTTTCAATAACCATATAAACAGATAATTGAATATAACAATAAATAATACTACTTCAACCATACTGTTCACCTTTCCACTTTGTATTAAAGATATCTTCATCTTCCCAGCACCATTTGCTACTGCTCCAGTCTTTCCATTGTGTTCTATTATAAATATCTTCTGCGAGTATTGATGCAAACATTATATTGTAATATGGAGAAAACTGAACTTTTGTTTGATTAAAATTAAAAGAAGTTTTAGATACTTCTGAATTGATATATGGTTCGCCTTTATAAAAGATTTCCCAATAATTATATTCTGGTAAAGCGTATTCTTTTGCTATCCAATTCCATGTCCAAGGTACAAACTGCATGACACCAGAATCGCCATTATCATCTCTATAAGCATTTACTTTACCACGACTTTCACACCAACCTATTCTTACAGCAGTTGATATATTTTCTTCATCAAAAAATTTATAGTATAAGTTTGAATATTGATACATAGATTCAGGAACATTATCTTTACAGTTAATGTATCCGTCTATGTAATAATCATCAGGCATATCTCCACTACCTAAAGTAGCCAAGAATATTATGCAACTTGCTATCATAAGGATTATTTTAACTAGATATATCATCCAATGTCAACGTTTTAGTCGGATTTCTTTTAGGTTGTTTAAATGTTTCTCTAAATTTATCTTTAGCCCATTGATTTGGAGCTTCTTTAGCCTTTTGTTCTTCTTGTTCTACGCTCTCTGTTTTTTGGTTTAGCAGCCTGAAGAAATTACTTTCTGGTGGTAAAGAAAATAAAAGCCTACGAAACCTAGTCCATACAAGTAATAAAGGATTTTTTATATTATAGAAATGTAAAAAATCAGATTCTATATACGCCCAATATAATAATACGTCATTGAACGACCATATTATTTTGGGGAATCAGCTGATTCTTCACCTTCAACTATTTTTTCTAGCTTTTCGTCTAAATCTAATTCTGGTGCTATTCCGTATTGTTGTAATAACCAAGTAGCTAAATCATTAATTTGTTCCCAAGTTGCTCCAGATTCTAAAATAGATTCTAAGTTCTTTTCTCCAATTAATACTTCTAGCCATAATGGTATTTGATTAGGGTCTATCATTGCATCATTAGCAAAAAATTCCATTTGCTTTAGTACTGCTTTAGCTGATATTTTACCTGGCAAGGTATACGAAATACCTTTCATGTTAAACACAATATCTGGAACTTCTAGTTCCTCTACTGCTTCGTCAAAGTCTTTAAATTTTAATGGTTTATCTGACATAACCTCCACTTACTCCTGTCTGTTCAGTTACTATTTAATCTAGTCTGCTGTTTCGTCAACAATTTTAAATATATCAGTTCCATTACCACTTAATGCGGATGGCACTAATAATCTAAATTGAGCTGAAACGAGAGTTTTAGCAGGTGCTTTTTGATGTTGCATCTGTATTGCCCCTACTGCTACTGCTCTAGGTATTTGGACTTCTCTGACTCTATTGTCAGCATCGCCTCCACCACCTCCTGGTGCTTGTACCCTAAGCATAACAGACCACTCGGTAAATCCTGCTGTTGTTGGTGGTACAAAAGTTTTAGTGTTTGCACTAGAATCAGTTGTAATAGTTCCACCAGACATTGCATATTTGAGATTCTCCAATGTAGCCTGAGCTAACTCGCCAGATAGATTAATGGTTTGAGCTGTTTTATAAATATCTATTGGGTCGATTTCCTCAGCTACTACAATATCTTCAAAAGTTCGGTCAATCTCAAATGTCCAACCGTCTTCGGAATAACCAACATGTGTCCAACCACTTGCAGGTGTTGTAGAAGGGTTTGCAGGAAAGTCTGTACCAACTGCACCAATGTATAAATCACCAGTACCAATTAAGACATCATCTACGCTTTTAGCCATTTTCTAGCTCCTTCTCTTATCCTATTATTCTTCTTCGTCAGAAGAATCTTCTATAAGTAACGGTAAACCTGCAATTACAAGCAAATCTAACCCACTATCTTTTTTATTTTGAACTTTCTTCCAATCACTTTCGGTCATTGAAGCTATTTCACCTTTTTTAATTGTATCGCCATTTGGTAAAATTACCGCATCAACAGATACTTCAGGGTTGATATTTACTTGTAGTTTAGCTTTATTCACTATTACTCCTGTAGGTCATTGTAGCATCAAAAGAATAACGTGCTAGTCCTATGCCTTCTTCGTCTATCCTTCTAACATTACTTGTAACACTAAATCCGTATATATAACCAACAGCTGCACCTGATGAAGTTATTTGGTTATCTTGATTAGCAAACGCTTCTTTTAATACTGTATTTGCTACATTAAAAGCCGTTTGATAATCAGGCTTATTCTTTGTATTATCTCCACCCCAATTACCAGCGTAAGCATCAAATTGAAAATCTGCTCTACCAATTAATGCTTCAGATTCATCAACACTACCACCTAATAGAGTTATAACTAGAAAAGGTAGTGTTGGTTCGGTTGGTAAGTTAGTTGCTACTCTAGTTCCTAATAAATCAGTAATAGAGGTTTTAGATAAACACCATTGTCTAACTAATATTTCTGAATCTGGTAATGCAGTAACCATTATAAAGTACCTTTTTTACTTGCCTCTATTGTAGCACGTAAGCCTTTTCTTATATAACCAGATGCCCTTTGACCATTTATAAATCCATATATCCAGTTATCTGGATTTCCTACTGGTTTTTTAATTTCTGTAAACACTCCTCTTATACCTGTTCCATACTCTACGAAAGACCAATAAGGTGCTAAATCAGCTCTTTTGTTCTTTGGAGTTGAAGCACCAATAGTTATACCAGCGATATATTTTGGTTTATATCTTTGACCAGACTGCACGACTAAACCAACATCTTTTTCAGGGTCTAATGGTAATATTGAATCTCTTAATCTACCTGTATCTACAGGTGTAAATCTTCTTACTTCTCTAGCTAATCTATTACTAATTTTTCTTAAAAAACTTACATAGTTTCTTTGATTTTCTAATGCTTTTAATAAAGCAGGTTCATTTACAGTTACTTCAAACACACCACCAAATTTAAAACTATTCATTCGGTTGTGTTCCTTCGCATTTCTATTCTTTTATGATGATTAGTACCGTCAAAATCTCTAACTAACCTTACTGAAGTAACATTATAATATTTAGTATCATATTTGATTCTATCAAATTCATCTACAGCAGTATCTGGTTCAACAACAGCTAAGTATCGTTCTATATTAAAATTTAAAGTTCTATTCTCATCATCTCTGACTTCACGAATATAAGTTTTCACACCAGCTGAAGTTGTAGCCCATGATTCAGTAGAGTTACCTCTATCATCTAAACCACTTCCAGAAGTTTTTTGTATGTCTATAGTTTGATTTAATACGGATTTAACTGCTCTATCCATAGACTACCTCTGACCTGGGTCGTATAATTCTCCTCGCCTACCTTCGCCTTCAGGGTGGTCGTGTATTTCTATTTCAAAATTGGGTTGCACTAAATTATCATTTTCGTGATAAGAATATGCTTCTTTCTCATGTTTATCAATAGAAGCAGCAAATGGTTTTGCAGGAGCTACTCTCATAGCCATAGTTCTTAGTTGATTAGCCATATTTAAGTAGTTTTCAAATCTTTGTCTTTTAGCAATAGACATGCCTTCTAATGTAGTGGAAACATCTCTACTAAATTTTCCTGCAATAGTTTCACAGCATTGTGCTGCCGAATAATAAACATTAGGTTGTTGTGACGAAACGAAATCTATTTCTTCGTCTGATAATAGTTGGTCGCTTGTATCTGTGTCACCGATTAGTAGTCGGATTTTATCTCTATCGGTAGATACTGATGCGTTATACGTCCAAGTCATCTTCGCCTACTTCTGGCTCAGATACTTGCTCCCATGCTTCATTAACATCAGGAGTAGATGGGTCATCTGCTTTAAAAGTTCCATCTTCTTTTTTAGCCCTTTTCTTTTTAGCCTGTGGTTTAGGCTTAGGCTTAGGCTTTTCCTCTTTAACTTGTTCTACTTCTTCTATCTCTTCTATAACTATTTCTCCAGCAGAAACAAGTGCTGGTAAATTAACAAAAGTTTCTACGATTTCAGCAGGAAGTTCCTCCCCAAAGTCAAATAATTTGCCTTCGAGTTTGATTAACTTACCTGCTGAGTATCGTACTGACATGTTAGTTTTAACCTACACATCCTGAAAAGAAGATACCTAAATCAGAGCTTATTAGCTTGGAATCAAAAGCCATTTGACCTTCAATTCTATCTGATTCGGTTGCTTCCATACGGAATCTTTTAATTCTAACACCTGCACCACCTGCACCTGAGAAACCAGTCCAAGCAAAGTGATATCCAGCAGACGGTTGATTTAGTCCTGGATTTGGATTTGAATACATTAATAATGCGTTCTTACCAAAAACGAAACCCATGCTATCAGAGGCTTGCTCTTCAGCAGTGTTTTCTATAGACATTGCAACCACAACTTTGTCCACACCGAATAGGGACGCAAGAAGGTCTGTCGAAACAATACCTCTTTGAGTATATTTTATTCTATCAAGAATATCAGCGTGATTACGCAAGGAGTTAAGAACTTCAGCTCCAATTACAAGAACATTAGGCATGTACCCTGTGGACTTAGCCATAGCGATAGCATTATTCTGTATGTCTTGAATTGGTGTCGAACCTGACGCATCCCATTGCTTAATCTGGGAACTGTTAGGTGTCCCTGACACTCCTGTTTTATCTGTGTCCCAGATACCAGTAGTGAAATAAGTGCTTGTCCAAATCTTCTCTCTTTTAAGGAGTAGTTGATTTGTGACGAACATTGTTGCGTCTTTGTCCATGTTAATAGGACTGTCGGCGTTAGCTTTAGTTTGGTCATCCACATCTTTGTGAACCGCATACACATCTGCATAGTATGTAGGTGTGTTGTCGATTGTATAACCAACCCCTTTAGATTCCGAACCAGGAGCTCTTAGGTCTGCCTCGGTACGAAACCAGTCGCCTTTGTTGTACTTGAAGTATCTGTCGGATTGTTTTTGTACAGGAATAATTGGGAATACAGTACCTGCAATATACTTTTCAGCTTTTTGCATGTACGCAACCGATATGTTAGTAAGTGGCTTATTAACATGAACATCTGATGCTGTTGGATTTGCCATTATGCACCCCTTCCAATATTACCTAATAGTACAGTTGCAAGTTCCCCTGCTGCTGCACCTTCTAATACTAATCCAGCTGAATACTTCGTTGTATCTGTTCCAGCTGCGAAAACAGCTGCCTGACCATCAGCAGAAGAATGAACCAAATTGCCTGCGGCAAGAGTTTCATCTGCTTCTACTTTTGATACACCTGATATCATTACCTTTGCAGCCTGACCTGCTTCAGGTTTATTT